ACAAAGGGTAAGTACAGCTCTGGTAAGGAAACGTTCACCACCACCACCAACATCAGGTAGGTCTTGGACAGTTATCGGCTGAAGCATCTTCAAGCTTACATTGTCATCGGTAGGAATAAGGATTCCTGATTTCTTACCTAGTGTCGAAAGTGCTGACCCTGAAGTTCTGTTTAAAAATAGGTCAGGTATCACTTGGATAATTCCATAATCAGAGACTATCTCGACCACACTCAAAGTAAGTTTAGTACCTTGAATATTTGCATCGAATTTAGAGTTTGTTCCACCAACAACATTGATTGCTCTTGAGAAGTCGGTCAAAGCATTCATGAGGGTTGGCCCAGCAAACAAACGATATGTTTGCGAAGTACCTCCAGCTTCATAAATAGATTGAACTACAGAGCGAAACTGACTTTCTCCAAGACTGCCAGTACTATGTCTTGAACCACTTACTGAACGAAAAGCTTGTTTAGCAGTTGTTTCAAAAAACGAACTAGCACCTGTTGCTGTTGGATCAGATATATGAAAGAGACCAGCCATCTTTGAACCGACTGTTCCGTTGTCATCAGCAGGAGTTTGATTACTTCCGATACAAGACTCGATGTCAGTTTTTAACGTTGTTAAAATCCGAGCTTTAGAGGCAGCAAGAAGCGAAGTCTGTGGCCCTGCAACATCGATCATTTCTGAGATCGGTGATACTGCACCTTGTCTTTGAAACTGTTGAATCTTATTTCCAAGTCTTTGGCGATTTGCCAATTCATTGGTGTAATTTGTATCAAATGTAAGGTCTTTTCCGTCCGGTAATGGAACATATGCAGGGTTATCGAGCGTATCGACTAACCATTCTGTTTTTGTCGCCTTTGGAGCAGATGATTGTGGTAGTAATGAATATAGAGGTGTTTCCTCTGGATTTACGCGTCGGAGCTGGTTACTGAGGTCTTCCCTCGCCCCAACTGGCGATGTAATGTTTGTAATATTTGCCTGTGCCATGTTTGTAAAAATTTAGGTTAAGAATTGTGCGAATTGTTCGACCGACACATTGCCTGACCCTAGAATCTTTTGTTTGGCTTTCTTTTGTCTAACTTCCTTGGATTCAACTGGAGGAGCTACTGCACCACCACCATCACTTGGTGGAGGAGTTTTTGCTTTAGGTGATGGCTTTTTTGCTTGTTCAAGCTCTATTGCCTTCATCCCTTTTGTGATTACTCCAGCGATAAAATCTCCATTTGGTAACGAATCGAGAATAGATTTATAAGCAGGAGCTTGTCTTATTTGCACAAACTGTTCGTAGTCTTCCCCATCGCCTTCAGCGATGTAAGGAAACAACTGAGTTGTATCATTGTACCAAGCTTGTTTTTCCTGCAAATATCTTGCTCGTTCCGGTATTTTCTCAGTGAGATATTCTTCACTTTCTTTGAGGATCGAACGAATTTGACTATCTTCATATTCTCTTCCATCGATCTCTACATATTCTTTGCCTATATGGTCAAAAGCCCATTTTTTAGCAGCAATTGCTTCTTTTCTTAAAGCCTCTAAATCTTCAATCGTATTGATTTTATCAAGAGATGGTTGGGCTTGAGTTTTATTTTCCTGAGATGAATTATTTTGGAGAGTTTGAATTTGATCTTTAAGTGATTGAACCTCTTCCTCTGCTCCCTTTGCTCTAGCAGTCAATCTGTTGATTTGTTTAAGAGCTTTTGAAAGTCCTTTAGGTTGAGCTTCACCCGTTTCATCCGTTTCTTCTTCGGATTCGTCCTCGGTTTCGGTGTTAGACTGGGAAAGAACTTCTGATTCCTCTTCGCTCGCATCTACAACTTCAGTCTCGGTTGTAACATCAGTTGCTTCGGTTGAAGACTCATTCGATTCGTTTTCAACTTTCTCCATGAATGAAGAAGCCAAATCTTCAATCGAAAGATTGGTGTCAGTATTGTTGTTTTCTGCTTCTGTTTCAGCTAAAGCCTCGCTGGTAGTATTTTCTGTTTCCATGTGTTACTGCGTTTAATCGGAGTTCGCACTCTCGCTGTGAACGAAATGTTCACCATTTAGTATTGTGACGCAGTAAACAGAGTGTGGCTCAGAAATCTGACTCTTCAGGTTTGAAAACTAATGTATCTCCATCAAATTGACCCATAGCCAACTCTTGACGATGGTGGGGAGTTGTGGTTAAAAAAAGTATGAAAGTTAAACTATTCTCTCTTGTTACAGCCCTACTTATGCTTGGGTGTGGTTCTCCCGATGTGGACGATCCTGAAACCTTGGACGAAATTATCGCTGAGGCGATTGATGAAGATAATCTTCAATATCGAGGTAAAGAGGGAGAAGAGTTATCATATGCTCCAAATGAGCAAACGCCTTACACAGGTTGGATAAAAAAGATACATTCCAATGGTCAGGTCAGGATGTTACTTCAGATTAAGGACGGAAAGCCGAGTGGGCTACAGACTGTGTGGTTCGAGAATGGGCAGAAGAAGGATGAAGGAAACTGGAAGGACGGAAAAACTGATGGGCTTAAGACTACGTGGTTCGAGAATGGGCAGAAGAAGGAAGAAGGAAACTGGAAGGACGGAAAGCTGGATGGGCTAGTGACTATGTGGTACGAGAATGGGCAGAAGCTATTTAAAGGAAACTGGAAGGACGGAAAGCTGGATGGGCTAGTGACTATGTGGCACGAGAATGGGCAGAAGCAGGAAGAAAAAAACTACCCGGATGGGCTACTGACTGCGTGGTACGAGAATGGGCAGAAGGGGTTGGAAGAAAACTCCAAGGATGGAAAACAAATTTCCGCTGAGGTTTGGAAGCCCAATGGGGTGAAGTGTCCAGAAACGAATTTAAAAGATGGAACTGGAGTGGTGGTTTATTACAATGAGGGTGGGACGGAACGTTCTCGCGAGACCTTCAAGGACGGCAAACTAGTCGAAGTCGAGGACTAACTCATGAAAAACAAAATTATCCTTCTGCTTTAATTCAAATATATAATGGAACTTCTGCATATCTGCATACTTGCTTCTTGTGTGATAGGTTATATCAGTTACCAAATTCCTAAACTTTTAGGATATGAAGGTGAAAATGTAGGGGTAGGATGCCTCGCATTTGTAATCCTCTTACCCCTTTGTGGGATAATAAATTGGTTTGGTTCTAAAGACCCCAATTCATTTTTCGTAAGAAAACAACTTTTGATTTGCTGTAATGCTGAAATCAAAGAAGTGGGAACGAATGAATATTCAAAAGGTTATGTAGTGGGCAAAGGAAACTTTTTTAAAGACAATGACATCTTGTGTTTAGAAATTGAATTCAGAGATGCTAATGGAACAAAACACGAAGTTTATGTTGGAGAGCAGTATTTAACCTTTGGTAAAACAAGACGTGTTTCATCACGTATGGATTACGAGAAAAAATATCTCGTCAAACTTCCCAAAGAAAAAACGAATATTTTTCTACCTAAATACAGCAAGGTGAAAGATACTGAAAAACAGAAAGACCTTGAGGAATTAGAAAAATACTATGAGGACTTGTATGAAAGTTATATCTTCAAAGAAGAATACTCAGAATCAGATTATGATTGGTGAGTTTTCACTTTCTCTTAAATTATGAAAAACAAAATTATCCTCCTTCTCGTTCTGCTCATTCCAATTTTTTCTCACGCGATCTCTCTCAAAGTTGAGTTTGATCTTGTCCGAAATAAAGATTTTCCGAATTTAAGTCGAATGGGTGTAAAATTTGTTTCGAGTGAAAGTCTTGCATACCAAGGAAAAAGTTTAAACAAATATCCAGACGACAAATACAATTCTTTCTTTTTTCCAAAAAACAAATTGAGCATCGATAAAAACGATCAAACCCTAAAACAAATCAAAATGACTTTATCGAAGTTATTTAAAAAGTCATACGATGAAGTTAATTTAAAAGAGGATGAAATTTATTTTTTCAACGAATTTGCTGATCATATTGAAAACCTTTTTATCATCGAAGGATTTGAAGTAACTCATCGGGAATTAATTGATGAAAAGGGAGCAAGAGAAATTAGATACAGAAAAATTCTTTATTTGAAAAAGTGAGCGATTCTGACGAACAACTTTACGAACTAGTAGCTAAAGAACTTGCTACATCACCTCGGCAAGGTTTGCTCATTAAGTGTATGGCAAAATCAGATGGTGAGGAGAATAAGGGCAAAGCTCTTTACATCGAGACTCGTGTTGACGAGATGAAGAAAGAGATTCGAGAAGAAATAAAAAAGAAAAAAGCTGAAGAAAAAGAAGCTAAAATAAAAGCGACTGAAAGCGAAGAAATCACACAAGAAGAAAAAAGTGGGTTAGTGATACTCCTCATCGTAGCTGTCATTACATTCGCAATAGCTTTTTTTTCCGATATTTTTAAATAACTTATTCACTAAATATTTTATGAAAAACAAACTTATCCTCCTTCTCGTTCTGCTCATTCCAAGTCTTTGTTTTGGGAATACCTCAAAAGAACTAGCACAAAAAGGATTACTTTTCTATGAAGCGTTTGAATGTTGTCACATTGCACAAATAGCTGGGGATACAAACGAATCAAGAAGGCTTTTAGCTATTGGATTACGCGACGGGAGAATCTTCATCGACGCAGTTAAAAAAAAGAAGATTACAGAAAAGGATATTGATGAAAATGTTCCTATGATTGTAATGTGGAGTATTACTTCACAAAGTACAGACTTTATACTTGGGACTATTTATGTTGAGGCAGGGCGAAATGCATTAAAAAATGTCTTTGGTAGTTATGAAAAATTCCTTAAGGGTGGTAATGAAAAATCATTACAAAAAATGCTAGCAGAGGAGGCTTTGCGTAAACGAAACGCTTGGTTAATAAAGTAATTCACTCCGACTCATAAGTGAGTGATTTGATAATCCGATCAACGGAAGCAATTTCTCCAGCAAGTCGAGCAAGTGCTTGTGGGTTGTCTAAGATTTCAGGAGAATGAAAATCATTAATTAGTGCCTCTCGATCTCTTCGTAGATGACCCAAGATAGCTTGCCACTCGCTGCTATGCTTTAAGGCTTTTACTGCATCATCTAAATTCATACTGCAATTGATGCTGGGACATTTCCTGCTGGTGTGCCTAACGCTCCAGTCCTCGCATTTTCCTGTTGTTGTATCTGAAATTGTAATTGTTTCATGTAAGTCTCCATTCTCTGAGCAAACTTCTCATCCTGCTGAAGTCTTTGTTGAACATCCTCTGCCGGGATTTGCTCCGTGCCTTGCATATATTGTTGTAAAACTTGAAGTCTTAATTGTGGATTAATACCTTGCTGTGGTGCATTCACCACCTGACCACTAGAAATCTTAGAAATATCATTGCTGGTCTCCAGGATCTCTTTGGTGGTAGCTTCCTGCTGTGGTATCAATAATTGATCCGACAAGTTCGGATCAATAGCATCAATAAAAATACGAAGGTATTGATCAAATCGGCTTACTCCCTGACGATCAAACTGACCCATAATCTTACCAATCATTTCCAATTTTTGAACGACTTTCTCCTCGTCGTTATTCATGGAATTAAAAGTCAAGTTGAAGTCATATGTGGATGCCATCTCATCCATAATGATATTTTGACCACGTGCATTTTGTGTTACTCGAAACCATACCTCTGAATTGTATGCTCGATCTAATGCCCACATTTTTGAAAGCACTTGGCTAAATCCGTGGAGGAAATTATTTATCATAGATTGACGAATCAGATTTGCCTCTACTGCATCAGCTTCACTTGTAGGTCTCCCAGTAAGTTTGTCAGCTAATTGCCTAATTTGCATTTCAACTTCCATACTCGCTGGTGATTGTGGAGGGATTTCCATGTAACCAACATCCCCTCTTCTTCTAACCGGAATTTGGCTACCAGCTCCTATACGCTCAACTTTAGCTCCCAAGCGAAATTCCACAGGTGGACAAGTACTAAGTGATTCCCTATCTTTTCGTCCGTCCATGCATGATTTGACTGCCTGTTGGTAGGATCGGAGCATTTCAGGATAGCCTCTGCTATCCAAAAGTCTTCTTGAGAGATGTTCGCGAGTTATTGCTACAAATGGGTATTTTCCAGCATCAACTGACATTGTGTAGGTTTTAGCATAACCTTCTGCCTGTTCGGAAAAACAAGTATAGGTGCATAAACTAATTCCATCTTCATCAATTTCCTTTCGATAACAACTGATCAAACGAACCAATCCGTCATAATGGTCAGGAGCTTCATGTTCACCTGACATAACTGCCTCAGAATATCCTTCATACTTGTGATCATAATCACCAGTAGTGTTTTCAATTACCTCATCGACAAAAGTTTGGTCGAAACCATCAGTTACCACTTTTGCTCGCAATTCTTCAGGTGTGTAATAATTGACTGTGTAGATTGCTCTAGCAGATTGTAGATCGAGAATATTACTATCAATAATCAGATCGCGACCTAACTCGTATGCACGAATTGTAGGTCGATTGGTAACCACTTTTTCCTGTGGTATCTCAGTCTCACCTTTCGTCTTTAACTCGCGATACATTTTATTGATTCGTTTCTTTGAAAGATTAGGGAAGGCATTTTGAAAAACCTCCAAAATGCCTTCCTTCATATCGTCATCGTTTATGGCAGAACCGATGTCAGGAGAAAGGGCTGTAATCTCCTGCAAAGTGATAGGCTTTAAAACCCTTGTCACTTCGCGACGAAAATGAACACCTAGAAAGCAAAAACCTTGTTCCAATAAATAGTTTGCTGCCACTCCAACTTCGCGTGGAAGTTCTTCCATTGTGCTTATCCTCCATCTCATAAATTGAGTAACAATCGCAGATGAAGTAATATCATTTGATTCAACTGGGGATGCGATCAAGTTTCCTCGATTCACTGAACTTTTGAGTAAAGCTATGTCACCATCAATCAAAGGTGTCACGAGATTTGGTTCAAGGTCTGAAGCACCTTGCCAAGGAAAAGCATTAGGGTCTTCCTTTCGCCCGGTTTTTGATTT